CGCGGTGAGGCGAACAATTTCGATGTCAGCCATATCAGTCCACCCGCAGACGGCCGAACGCGCCGCCGGAAACGCTGAGCCGGCGCGCGGCCAGGCGCCGCGCCTCGTTCACGAACCGGGTGCGGCCACTCTGACGGAGCGACTGCTGCGCCGCGCCCTCTAGGAGGGCCTTGGCGATGGTGGGACCGCCGATGTCGGAGGCGCGCAGAAACACGAGCGGGGTGCGGCCGGGGCCTTCGCGTTTGAAAACCGCGTCGCGGCCGTATCGGGTGCGCGCCACGAACGCGCCGGGGACGCTCTGGCGCCCACCCCCCTTGCCCAGCTGCACGGTTGCGCCTACGGGCTGGCGTTGCCGCCAGCGTGGCTTGAACAGGTACAGCGGCGGATCGAAGTCGCGGCGCAGGAAGATCGCGGCGCTCAGGGTGGCGCGCGTGGCGCGGCGGATGTTCATGCGTTTGCGCAGGGCGCTGGCCGGCAGGGTGAAGGTCTCGCGCAACGCGCGCACGGCGTCGGTGCGCACGCCGGTGATGGCGCGGTTCAACGCCTGCACGACGACGCGGTCGGCGATGTCGGACTGGAGCGCGGCCAGCTCGCGCCGCAGCGCCTGGGTCTGCACGGTGAGGTCCAGTTGAATGCCAGCCATGTCAGCGCTTCCTCTCTTCCTGCTCGCGGTAGTGGTCGCGGATATGGGCTAGGCCGTGGATGAGCGCCTCGCGCTCCAGGCCCACCAGGTCGGCAATGTGGTCGAGGGCGGCCCAGGCGATCTCACCGCCCATCAGGTTCCAGGCGGCGATTACGCACTCGGTGACCGGGTCGTGCGTTGCTTGCGCGCCCGGAGCACCGAACGCGCGCGAGAACTGCGCGGCCTCAAGGGCCGCCTTCAGTTTTTTGTGGTGGCCGCCTTGCGCTCTTCGTCGTACTGCACCGCCGCATAAATGGCGTTGATGGTCGCGACCATGAGCGTGATCTGCTCGGCCATGTAGTCGAGCAGCAGAGCGGCATCGAACGGGAGAACGGCACCATCGCCGCCGGGCACATGCAGGGTGAGCTCGGTGACCTTGCGCCAGTCGATCACGCATTCGCGCAACACCTCGAGATTCTGCAACATTCCGTAGGCCGGGTCGGGCGTTGCGAGCGCGTCGTTGGCATCGCTGCGAGCCTTCCAGACGGCCATCTGGAATCGCGTCGGCCGGCGGATCCGCAGTTCGAATCCGTCTACCTCGATCCACTGTTCGCGCCCGGCCATGCGGCGCTCGATCAGGCTCGGCATCAGGTGGAGTAGACCGTCGGACGGCCGAATGCCGTGATGGTGACGGGGGTGGTGACCTTGTCGCCGGCGCTGCCGGTGGGCGATAGCGTGGTGCCGATATAGCCGTTGAAAACAAGTTTTTGCGCGTTTGCGAAGGTGAAGCGCACGCAGCGTTGCGCCTTGTTATCGGACGCGGTTTTTAGGGCGACCAAACCGGCATCGGCCACGTCCCAGATGGAGTCGAAGGTATACGTTGACGACGTCGCCTGTCCCGGGATCTGCGATTTGATCAGGTCGTGGATCGTGGTTGTGTCGATGAAATCGAAGTCTCCGCCGGAGGCGTTTACCGTGGTCAACGTGGAGATCGTCGTGCCGAAGGTAATTTTCTGCGCGCCGCCGCTCGTGAATGTGTCGTATAGCGTGGTGTCCTCGGCCTCCAAATTGAATGAATTCGTGGCGGAGCCGGAAACGCGAAACACGCGGCCGTTGACCTGGCTCATGCCGAGCGCGGTGATGAGCACGTAGTCGCCGTCGCTGTAGCCGTGAGCGGTGCTGCTGACCGCGCCCGGGCTCGCTTTGGTGACCGCGGTGATGGTCTTCGAGGCGGCAAGCGCGGACTGAATCGCCACCGCCACGCCGGCCCAAATCGATACGTTTGCCATGCTGGATTGCTCCTCTAGAAATGCAAACGGCCGCTCATCGATGAGCGGCCATCGCGGTGCTGCGTGGGGTGGTAGGTAGTTACCGGTGGTTACAGCGCGTCCGGTGTGGCGCGGTCGTGGTAGAGCGTCGCGCTGTAGTTCATGGTGATGAGGCCGTGCGGCTTGGCGGCCTCGGCGTCGAAGTCGATCGAGCAGCCCTCGTAGAGCACGCTGGTGGATCGGCCGCTGACAGTGACGGCGGTGGCGAGCGCGACCTCAACCTCTTTGGCAATGGTGTCGATGACGTCATCGAGATCGGCCGCCGCCTTGGCACAGCCTTCGATGACGAGCGCACAGCGCCGCCCGATCAGCGTGCCGACAGTGGCGTCCTGCACTTCGTCGCTGAGCGCGTAGACCCGCAGCGCCGGCAGATCGCCGGATTCGAGCGCGTACACGCGCGACTGGAACACGCGCGTGCTGGTGGTGGTGAGCCCGATCAACCGGGTCGCGACGGCTTCGCGCAGTTGCTGGCGGAGGTGGTTGGCCATCAGGGCTCCTGCAGGTCGAGCAGGACCATGCCGGTGCCGTCGGGATGTACGCCGCGGATGACGTAGGCGACGCTGTTGATGGTCATGGTCTGGCCGTGCGCGACGGTGGGAACGTCAGCCGCGGCGCACGTGAATGTGAAGCGCGCGCTCTCGACGCCGGCGAATGCGCCCTGCGTGGCCGCTTGGTAGCCGGCATCGAAAATGCCGTCGACAGAGGCCGCGCCTACAGACCAGACGGCGGTCACGCCGAAGTCGGCGCTGGCGGTGAAATCGGCGAGGGTCTCGAACACGCGGTCAGCCCTCGGCGTGCCCGAAGACTCGCAACACGGCCTCGCACATTTGGAAATGATAGCGCCGCGTCGGCGCGATAAACGAACCTTCGCCAAACTCGTTCCAAGCGCAGATCGTGACCACGGGGCCTTCCGGCGACTGCATCGCAGCGAGGTTGGCCAGCGTGTAGTCCCTGGCGTCGCGAAGCGCGGCGGCGAATTCTTCAGGCGTCGATATGGTGTTGTAGGCTGGCGGCGGGGCCGTGACGCCCTTGTAGCCCATCCATGCGCGCTGGTCCCACCCGGCGAGCACGGGATACCAGTACGGGAGCCGCGAGCCGCTCTCGCGCACGATCCACCGCGCCGCGCCGAGGTAGGCCTCGCGCAGTTGCGCGAAACTCATGAGCGGCGCGATATTCGACGGGTAGCCGTCGGCGAGGGTGCCGCCAGATATAGTCTGGACGATCGTGCGCGAGTAGCCGAAGAAGTTGTAGCGCGTGCCGGCGTCGAATCCGGCATATTCGTTCGTCCCCACGTACCCGAGCGCGCGCCCGGTCAGGACCGGGTCAGCGTTATGCTGCTGCGTCACCCAGTAGACGCCCTGTGGCGCATAGCTGCCAGAGAGGGCCACGAGGTACGCGTCCATCTCGTCGAGGAAGCGCTTCACCGCGTCGTTGTCGGCGGGGATGCTCCAGAGGGTCGCGGCCCACGCCTTGAGGTTGGCGGTGCTGAAAATGAACACCACGGGTTTGCCGCCGATCTTCCAGTACCGGCCGAAGCGGAAATAGCTGTGCCACTTGTCGAGCATTGGATTGATATCGGCGGCGGTCGAGAACGGATTCGTAGCGTCGAGATTCGACCACTGCAAACAAAATTTCATGTTCGGCTCGGCCTGCGAGCAGGCGTGGCGTTCGAGCGCATTTTCCTGGTGGTTGCCGGTGCCGAATCCGATAGCGGAATTCCAGTAAAAATTGTGCGTGAAAACATCGATACCGTTGCCGTATGCGGTCCGGATCTCCCAGTCGACGCCGTTCTGATCGTCGCTGTCGAGGCCCAGGGTTTGGTTCTGGATCAGCTCGACCACTGAGCCCGCGATCGGGCGCAGTTCGGCTTTGCGCGCGTCAATCACAAAATCGGCGGACCCGCCCAGATCCCATCGAAATTGACGGATGGTGCCGGTCCATTCCGCTTTGGCACTCAGATCGACTGTCAGCGTTTTCCACTTACCGTCCCACGACGGTTCGCTCACCGTCATGGATTTGCCGGCGTTGTAAGTTGTGTCGGCTTCGGTGATCCAAAAAAGTTTGCCTTCCCAGGTAGTGCCTGCGACCTTGCGCACGTCGATCACCGCGGTCTTGTAGTCGGCCGCAGCGATCCCCAGCGGGGTCTGGCTGTAGAGAATCGGGTCGGTTCCGGTCGCGGTCACGCGCACATAGCCGCGATAGCCGAGCCAGGCGTGCAATTTCATGACCGTGCCTACGCCGCTCCACAGGTCGATGCGCAGGCGGGTCAGGACACCGCCGAGCCAATTCGGCTGGCCGGCCGGTATCGGGACGATGATGTCGTGAATCCCGGTGGTGCTGACGGGCTCGGCAATGTGCAGTGTCTTGGTCTCGTCGAAAGAAGTCGATGCCGCGGTGGCGTAGTAGATGCGCCCCTTCCACGTAGTACCCGCAACGACGGTGGTGAGCTCGACACGGACCCTGATAAACGAGATGTCGTCGCACGGCACGTCGAGCGTGGGCGAGACCGGCGAGGTCAGTATCGCG